TTTTCCAGCGAGGAAAGACGAAACAAATTTTTGCCCTCAGTTCCCCTACTTAAAGGGTAACCATAGGAAGATTATAGGATGAAGTATGAAGAAACATCTTCTCCGGTCACTTCTTTAGGAGTGAGGACACCTAAACGATCTACTGTAACCGTATAGGTTTGTCCTGTAAGAACTAAAGGCATTCTATCTTTCAAACGTAAAATTGTAGGGGAAATCCTAACCTTGTAAAAAGAAACCAAACCGTCACTTCCTATCGGACCCCCTCCAGGACCCAGTAAAAAAGATAGACGGTAAGTCCCCTGATTTGGCCCCCCTGTAAACTCAAGTATTTCTCCCTCAACGGAAGAAGAAAAATCTTGAGAAGAATCTTCAACGACGTTTCCTGAAACCGTTGCGGTTCCCGTCAAACCGGTCGGGCTCGTAATGTAAGCTCTTGGTGTACTGTCATCACCTAGTGGAAAATAAACAACCTCATTTACTCGATAAGAACCTGCATTCGACCCAGAGGTAACCGTCAAATAAGAACCTTCCGAGATTGAAATAAAAGATCTAGTGATATCTCGAAAAAGACGACGATCTGTAAGTGTTTCTCCAGAGGAACCTGTTATTTGTTTTACACCAGTGCAAAACTTTCGAAAATCTTCGTAATAATAATTACGAATAACCCACTCATAAGAATCTACGAAAAGCTCCCGCATAGTTTCTACAGAAGCTTGGGTGATACCCGCCTCAATCTCTTCCGGATCAGTGACAGGCAATCCGACAGAGGGTACTTTAAAGGTATCCAAGAAAAGATGAGAGTATGTATAGTCAGTATGTGAAGGCTTGAGGACCTTCATAACTAACTTAACATTCGCTTCAGTAACGAAAGGGTTATCAGGAAACTTGTCCTTATATCCAGGAATCAAATAGTCATCTGAAAGGACCGAGACAAAAATCTCAAAACCGAACTGCTTCAAAAAAGCTTCTTTGGACTGCTCCCCCAAGTTCTCTTTGAACTTCTCGTTCACTGTAACTTGGGCATTTGTAAGAAGCTCCACTCCTTCCTTAATAACAGAAGGAGTGGCACCACGGAGGATCAAAAGAACAAGGGCTTGTAAAAAAGACCGATAACTTATATCTCCCTCTATTTTTGGAATTCCATCTCGGTCCCCATCAGGGAAAATATAATTTCCGAGTACCTGAAATAAATACTCGGGGCGAGTAAAGTCGTAGTCGGAATCCTCAAAAATTTCTTGAGAGACAATCTGTATCTTCGCTATCACCTCTGCGGCAGATTGAAACTGCTGCGTATAAAAAGGTCCAACTACTTCACTGAAATAATTATCGGGAACCCTCTGAAAAAACTCAGAAAGAATATTTTCTACTTCAGATTGAACAGACCTCTCAAATTGCTGGCCTTCTGCAATCGTAGAAGCAGGATTCTGAGTAATCCCCAGGGGAAGAAGTTTGTCACCATTAGCCATTACCGATTATCCTCATCATAGGTGAACTCAAAGGAACCCGGCAAAAAGGCCTCAGTAGGACCCGCTTCCAGGCCCTTAACTCCTATATCCTGCCCCACAATATAGGTTACCGAATAATCATAATTTACAGGACCGTCCCCGGAAACAAAACTTACTATGATTCGATTTGCGGTTAATAATTTTCTTTGGGCTACTTTCTTCGCCGGAGTATTAAATCCTTCTGCCCCAAGAGTTGCGTCATCCGAATATCCTGGGATAACCCATCCCCCACTACCAATAATGAAAGCTCTTCCAGCAGCCACCCCAAGAGTTGAGGGGTCTGTCTCCTCTAAAGTCAATTCAACCTCATTTTGAAAAATCCCCCTAAATTCGTTTGAGGGCCCACCACCATCCGTGGTAGCATTTTCGAGGTCATCATCAAAAAGAAACACGTCTACGGTATCTGTTGACCAGGCAATTATTTGGGCATCCGACTCTTGGTCCGAAAAAATAACCTCTCTAATTATCAGAGAATCCTCTCCCCTAACCATTTTTATTAAAGGTTGGACATAACTGACATTCTTGGTCCCATCAATGATAGAGGTGACATCCGAAGGCCTGAAAGCCTCTCCCATTTTCAAGGCATTAATCTGATTCACAAGATTTGTCTGAACTAAGCTATCCACCGAACTTGGAGAGGCTCCCTTTTTCAAAACTATCGTTGCCGTAATATCGATAGGACTTAATGTTGCTTCCTTCGAAAGAACATCAGCAGTTATATGCCGCATCTTATCAAGATCTTCCTGGACAGCAGTCACAACATAGTTTGTCGAATATGTGACCGTAAAATTTTCATCATAGTAATAATCAATCAGAAGACTTTGACCGGATAAAATTGTTGTCAACTCTGTTCTTTTTATCCCAACAGGATTTGTCTCGTCCCCAAAAATGATCGTATAATCTTTATCCCCAGAAGGGTCATAAGGACCTTTGTACTCAGTACTACGATCCGAATTATAAATTCTGATAGTCAGGGGGTTTATCCCCAAATTTTCCAGATACTCAACTATCTCTGCCAGGATTACGTGACTCTCCCCAGAAACCGAGATCGGAGTGGGGCTAGGAATAATTACAGAACCATCTCCGGGATCTGTCAAAAGGAGATAATCATTAGCCAATGAAGAACGCCCATTTCCAAGAGGGGAGTCCAATTTGTAAAGATCATAGGAGTCTGCGGAAACGGTTCCGGTAACCGAACCCACAAAAGATTCGATTCTCTCTACCGGTTGTCGTGGGAAGATAAACTTATTCGAAGTTCTGTACCGGTAATCTCCTCTCACAACATCCGAAAAAGTGAGGCTAGGCTGAGCCACCGAAGTAGAAAGAAGAATTGTATTGTAAGAAGTAACAGTAACCCCAGTAAGGTCGAAGTCTTCTCCCGTCGTATCATTCCTCAAACCGTATCCGTATTCTGGAATATTGAGCATCTCTATGAGAGGAAAAGAAGGAGACAACCTAGAGTCCACGACCCGGAATTCTAAATTATCCAAATCCACGAGTTGCTCGAACAACATTTGTTGAGCGATTTCAAAGGAAAAAGCAAAAGAATCTGTGATCGTGTTTTCCTGAGTTCCTCGCACCCAAACGTCTACTTTCCCACCCCTATGGACTTTAGCGTCCAGGTCAAAGTCTCTCCATATCAAATCATCGCCGGCATCCACAACAACAACCTCTGTCACTCCGGTGACATCAATAGCCGTATTGAAGTAGCCTTGATGAGTGCCACTATCGACAGAGGAGAGAGCCCGGATAGTCCTTGTAGCCAACTCTCTATTGGTCTCCTGGTTCTTACCACCAAAAGTCGAGACCTCATTGTTTACATTCAACCCGGTAGGGCCAACAACTATCGTTCGAATCTGCCCTACTCCAACATTTCCGCTCGAACCTGCCGAAGAGGCCTGCACAGGAACTCGAACAGAATACCTTCCTGTCGTGGAGGAGAAGAAACTCGCAATCCTCTCCAAAGAGATCTCAGCTACGGAAGTAGTTCTAAATTGGACTCCACCACCCGAAGATGTCGTCCCAATTGGAATCGTTATCGAAGATGAAGGTCTTTTGGTTGTATAGAAAACCACCTCCCCGCGAGCCCTCACTCCACTTCGTCTGGAAACCCCAAAATTAGAGGCAATCTTATCGAAAGCTTGGTCAATGATGCTCTGAACATCTGGGTCATTAATCAGGTGGAAGGCTTGTTTCAAAGCCCTCTTGTAGGAAGATTGGCCTACAGCTATTGAAGTCCCACTATTATTTGGGTCATCAATGGTCAACAGAGAAGCAAAACTTTGTGCCCTATGGAGAAAATCTGTAATAAAACGGATCCTCTGAGACTCCGTACTGAAGGGGTCAATAAAAAGGTCACGGGTTACTGACCCGGGCTCTACTTTAATCTCAGGACGCTGGCGATAAATAGATAAGGTCAAGTCATTTACGATGTCCTGACGGGAAACAAACGGGAAAGAGCCAACCGTATTGGAAACGGTAATTGGGCTCCCAAGGACCTCAGAACTAAAAGAAGACTCTATTTCAGTCCTACTTACCGAATCATACCAAACCGCAGAAGCCACATAATAAATTGGGTCCGTATTCTGGATGGCCAAAAAAGAACTTCTAGGGATCGCCGGATTTACCGGGTCCGTAGAAGAAGCCCTCCTATTATGTACAAAAGTATACTTACTGGTAGTCTCCACCCGACTGACGATCTGGGTATACCTAACGTTCCGGACCGTGGCCGGAATTTTCAAAAGCTCATTATAATCCGTCTGGAGTACGTTCCCTTTACTATCCTGCTGATTTACCGAAAGACCCACAAAGGTTGGGTCTGCAACTAATTTATTATCTCGGTCCACCTGAATAGAAGCATCCACTTGAAGGCTTCCGATCGTAGTAAGTTTTTCGTTTGTCTCTCCACTACTCACCAAATTAGGGTTAATCAAAAGATACCCGTTGGTGCCTCCGCCGGGTTCTGTAGAGCCTCGGAAATTATATCCCTTGATAAAGGAGTTGTTAATCCCTTCGATCGTGATCGCGACCGAATCATCCCTTCTTTCAAGAGAAATCCCAGTTGGGGGCTGGACAATAACCCCGACATCTGACTCCTGTCTGAGCCTCGCGGTCACAAAGGAAACCGGGGAGATCGTCCCGGAGACGTCTACGGATCGAACCCGAATAAGGTTGTCACCGGCAGCTAAACTTAAACCATCCGGGAAAGAAGCCGGATTCGGTATTGTGAACTCAGTACCTTCAAAAATGATCAGGTCTGGGTCACTGGAAAAAGAAGATCCCCGAATACTAATCTGAAGATCAATGGTGTCTGAGGCAATCACCCCAGTGAAAAACCTTTGATTCCTCGTAGTAGTAAAAATGAATTCAGTCCTGAGTACAGAATCCGGACCTATGAATTTAGGTGCTGTAGCCATTTTTAACTCAAATCTTCAAGAGAAGTAGAAGTCCTGAAGAGACCATCTGACCCCATAATCTCAGCAACTACACCAGGGACGGTGAATATGACACTCAAACTCACCGCCTCCTGGGAGGCATTTGTTACCACTACATCGACCAAAAACATTGTTGGGTCTTGCTCGTGGGCCCGTGTCCTCACCTGGTCAATCTTATAGAGTCTTTCCTTAAAAGAGACTTCCTGAAAATTCTTCTGGTTTACTTGTAAAGATTGCATCTTTTCAAGGGCAGTTCTCACATCCTCATTGATAAGAGAAGCCGCCATATTAACCGCTTTGCTGCCTATCCTTTGTCTCAAGGTGGTTCCGTACCATGGGTGGTACGGGTTTGACCGTTTAGTGGTTAAGATGATTTTCAGTGCAGCCTGGTGGAGAAGATTCTCATTATCGATGAGAACCGTATCCCCTGTGGAGTCGAAAGAATAATCGTTCTCTATCAAAGAACCACCACATCTCAAGCACTGCTCCGGCCAAAAAGTATAACGAACCTTAAAAATGGGGTTCGAACGGATCCGGTCTCGGAATTTCGGATGTCTATAAACGATCCTCCGATTAAAATCAGAAGTTTTGACAAGTTCCCAGGGAGGGTATAACTGAGCCCCCCTGGCTCCACTCTGGTGAGAAAAACCCAAAGAACAAAGGGCCCTTCCAGAAATAGAAATGGAAGAACTGAGCCCCAGAGCACCAAAATCGGTTACTTTCAAAAAACCATTCTGGTTTTCGAAAAGAGTAGTCTCCGAACCCACCGACAACAAAGAAATTAAGGAATCTGTTGTCAGGGAACTAGAAATTGGAAGGTTATAAACAAGAGTTTCTACACTTGTCTTAATAACCAAGTCCGTTTCGTTCTTGAGAGTCCGAAAAGGGCCCGAGAACCCAGAAAAAAGCTCGGCCTGGGAATACAGACCAGAAGAAGGAACCTCTTCATTGTTTGCAAAAATCGATAGACCACTGAAAGAAGAAACAGATTTTTTTGTTTTCAAGGATCTTCTATCAGGTCCAAGGATAACCCTTTCCCGGTCCGCCAGGTGGGTGCATGGCTTGGTTAATCTTATCTCTTTCGACATAGTGAACCTCTTGCATGAGCCTCACCTTATCTGAGAATATAGATTAAATAGCTGTATTTTTCTCTTGAGGAAGGACGTCTTCCCAAAGAGTGTCAAAGAGATCCAATGAAGTTACGTTTATAACGTCCAAACCAATAACCCCATTCTGGTCCCTCTCATAAAAAAGGTCATCTATGGCGTCGATAATTTTCGGTATCCTGAGGCCATCTGCAAACCTCTCGGGATTAAACTCAAAAGATACATCTAGTAATCCTCCAAAAGCCTGTGCCAAAATCACATCCCTTTCATGTTTAAGCTGCTCAGAAAGATCACATAACTTCAAAATCCTGGACTCAATATTATGAACTTTTTCCCGAATTTCCTGGGAAAAAGGTCTTCGAGCGAAGGTTAAATAATTTACGAAGACCTCCTCATCTGTCCCAGTCTCTTTCCGATTACCAATTCTCAAAGGAGGGTATTTCAAAATCGGGAGCCAACCCCCCTGATAGGGACCAAAAGTATCCTCAGGCTCATTTACTCCAGCCGTATACGGCCAAAGAATACCTCCATATGGGTAAACTTCCTGACGAGTAATCTCCCCATTATCGTCCACGGTAACAACTGCTGCATCAGGAATAAAAAAATGAGATATGTCAAATGGGTTCCCACCATTTGCAATATAAGCTTGGACAAGTCGCTCCAAAGAAGATCCCGGGCTCACAAAAAAGGAAACCCTCTCCTCTGTAACTCTTCTAGTTGTTGATCCCTCCTCATCTTCCTTACGATACCCAACAACGACACGACCTATGCGAGTCAACTCGGAGTCAATTACCGCGATCCTCTTCGCAACATCCCTCCTCTCCTTGAGGATAAAGGAACGCAAAGATCTCCAGGAACCTTGACGAAATTTTCCCAACCACCCAAAACCCATCTTCTCACCCTAAGCTCTGAGAGATCATTTCCCACAAGATGTCATTGAAGAGAGAGGACCCCGTTACAAGAACTACGGCTCCGGCACCATAACTACCAAACTCCCCCTCAATAGCACTCGCAGCAGACTCTAGCATTGTCTGGTACTCTTCAAAGGACTCCAGATAATCCGGGTCCTCTTTATCCAAAAGAGTATCCACGAGAGAGCCCACGGCCCCCGCTGGGTCAAGGTCATCGTCCCCAGCATCTCCTATGACATCTGCCCCAGTAGGCTTGTCCTCAGCTGAGAGGAAAGCATTCAGGATACCACCGAGACCGGCACCTTTAACAGGAAGTATTGCAGCCTTCCCTAAGGAAAAAGGCCCCAACTGACCCAAGAGAAAATCAAGCTGACTCAAGAAATCTTGAAGGTCTCGAATACGGGCCTCCACAAACTCAATGTATCGAACAATCGCGTCAATAATTGACCCGAGACCTTCTATGAGAAGATCCACAAAATTATAAAGAGAGGCGAAGAGATCCTCAAACCCTGGAATCACGTCTCCCAAACGGAAAGACAACCAAACCCCATCCTGGGGGGGACGCTCTTCCACACTCGTCGCTGTATTCAGGATCAAGGCCGCTGCAGAATATACTTTTTTTGGGAACATATTTCTCAGGTAACAGACTCTTTGAGCAATGTTCTTCGGGATATTTTCCATTGATAAAAGGAAAACTGGAGACATGTCACAGCTTCCCGACTCCACCCCTACAAGGGAACTTAGAATCGTATCCCTTGTAAAATAACCCGGAGATCTCATGCGTATTTTTGTCCGCATGTCCTCAACATTATCCATTTGAACTCCAGAACACCAAGGATTTCTAAAAATCCCAAACAGGTTCTCTTGAGAGTCCATTGCTTCACGGATTGTTAGGTCAACCTGTAAAAAAGCCGAGTTCCTGGACTGTTTCCCCCCCTGATCTATACCCACAATACCGGGAGAAGGCTCTAAAGGAAGAATGGAACTTTCAATCTGACCTACAACCTCAGAAAAATTCCACTCCAATAAGTCCTTTCTTGTTTGCTTCACCAAATCGGCTTCTATAGTGGCATCTGGCCCTAACTGCTGATACAGTTTACTAGCCCAATTCTCTACTCTTTCCTTAAGCTCTTCCCTGAAATTAATGTCTGTATCTGCACCGATATCAGTAACTTTCTTGAAAAACTCATCCGGACTCCCTTCTAAAATTTTTCCCACAAGATCTCCGACTCCTTCTAATCCCGTTGGGAAGGCCGCTTTATGATCCTCAAAAACCCAAACCCTACCCTTAACATCTGAATAAGGGACCACCTCCAAATCGGACCGACTCAGGATTAATACATACAGAGCAGTTTCGATTAGATGAAGAAAATCTGAGCTATCCTTCCCGGGAAATACAATTTGAATAGCCTCCGTCGGAGCAGACACCTCTATTTCTTTTCCACTTAGAGTTTCAAGTAAAGTACCTGCTATAAAGGGAGCTGCGATATCTTCCTCTGAAATTGAATATTGAGGTTCAAAGGAGTCTGGAAAATTCAAATCAATATTTGTAGAACTAATTCTGGCATATACCGTCGTTGCTGGAGTCAGACTCGTCTCATCAAGAACAATCTCACCATCCTCAAATTTGAACTGACCGTCATAAGGAACTTCATCAATATTTACTGTATATGTGTATTCCGCAGCCTGAAAAAGATTTAACACACTGTTACTATATAGAGATTGTCCGACAATGTTTCCGAGATCAAAAATGGAAACTGTAGAAACATAATACATTCTCTGGTAAATATAAACTGGGTTCCCGTCCTTCTCCGCAATCAGTTTTTCAATTGGAATTGGGAAATTATCTGTTTTCTGTCTCAACCCATAAACGGCTCTTTTCCCGTCTTTAAACTCTTTCGTATTGGGGTCAAATGCACCTTTTAATTGATACTTAGGCCCAACTTTTAATTGTTGAGCGCCACCATAAATTGTGAAGGGTTTTCCATCAGGACTCTTGGTTCTCCCACTTTTTCTTTGAGCCTTAGTACTTCCCTTGTCTCCTGAAATAGTGTTTGGAGAAGGGACATCATAATAAATCTGGATCCCGTCCCGGATAGTGGACAGATAGACATAAAATCCTTCCGGTGGGGGAGAGAATTGAATAAAAGCTTCGTCTGTCGCCGCAGAATTAAGTTTCCAGGTTATCTGGGCGGCTTCAGGAACTACATTTCCATCAATTGAATCCTGAATTCGATCCCAGGACCCAAAATCAGTAACATACCGGACCCCTGGATTAATAGGAACAGGCATCTTTGAGACAGAGAGAACGGACCCTATATCAAATTGGAAAAAGCGGAGTAGACGGACAAGAAAAGCCCTTATTTTATCAACCTCCGCAAAATCTGCTCCCATGTAAAAGAATAATCCAAACACATCCGTTGTAGGAGTGATTTTTGGAATGCTAGGGTCTCTCTTATCAGAGAACCTGGCTATCATTCTTTTTTCAAAAGTCGTGTAACCCCCACGAAAACGACTAAAGCTAGGATCCAGAATCCACCAGTCCCCTGTCATGTAGAAACCGGCCCCTCGAATATCATTTACGATCTGTTCAATGAGAGACTTTACAGCCTCTACAAGGGCCTTAATCGGGTCTATAAGACCCGTCAAAAAAGTCTTGGCGATTCTCAAACCAGTCAAGGAAACTTCTAGAACCGCCTGAATAAGCTGAATAATACTATTTACCTGATCCAGAAAATCCTGAATCTCCTCAGGAGGCTCTATCGTTAGATCAATGCCAAAATCCTGGTTTTGCCATTTTCCCCAGGCACTGGAGCTATCCTTTCCAAGGGAAATCGCAGGAAGATTCAGATTCTCATCACAGAAAATTAGGTCATCAGCCATTTACATAGCTCCGCCATGCTTAAGTTTACCAAGAACCTCATGTAACCGATGCCTTTCCTCGATTTTCCCCTTCAGCTCCAAAGAAACAATTTTACGAGCCTGTAATAAAAGAGGTTTTAGGGGCCCTACCAGAGGGATTTCCATCTCTTTCCCCTCGAGTCCCCCCCACTTTCCTTTATCAAAACCAATCTCTTTAAGTTTTTCCTCTAATTCTTTAGGGGTCATCAGATGTCTCCTTTTATCAAATTATAGGTAGAAACAGTCAAATCATTCCTCACGGCTCTTTCCTGGGAACGATCAATTTCGGCCAAGGTTCCCTCCACAAGGTTTGATCTAAAACGAATCCAAGACATCCTTCGGTTTCTTATCTGATCCCGGAAATCCAGAACAAGATCAATGTAATCTGGTAAAACTGGACGTCCTTGGCCCACTCTGAATCCCGCATAAGGAAATGGACTTCCCGGAGGTGTGGAAATGTCCAAATCGAAATCACTGATCCAGAATCTACGATCTAGGACAGATAAACAAGAAGAATTATTTGCAAAAGGAGCTA